CATGATTAGAAAATGCTTGGAGATTTTCTTTCTTATTATATCGTGTGTAATATCAGACATCAATTTAACTTCATATAAATTATCATCGGACTTATTCATGATCTTACTTGCTATTGGAAAAACACCAACGGCATTCTTTACAGAAGTCCTATAAATTTCGCCGCCAAAATTATTACTGCTTATTTTCTTCTCTAAATTTAATATGTTGCGAACAGTATATCCGTCGACTTGAGAATACTTTTTTCTATCCAAACAATCGTCGCCCTTAATCTTTTCCAATTTCTTTCTAATATAATTAAAATATGCGACGCGATTATCGAGGGTATATTTATCAACTATCAATTTGCTTTTTAAGAACTTAGATATTTTATTAGCATTAGCTATCACCGAGCTATTCGCTAAGCTACTCTTAATATAATCCTCGACAAATACTGATTTTGAAGATGATTTCTTAGATGAAGATGATTTCCTTCGCAACATCTTACGCCTTATATTAGCCTGAATAATTTTTAGAGATTTATCAATATCCATTTATCTACTAATGCAATATAAATATATATATAAATGTATAAGCGATATATAACATAGAAAAATAAAAATGATGAATCGTTTTATAAAGAGCCTTTTTTACTACAATAGTGATGATGAAGATACCGAAGTCAGCGCTAATACAAAAATAAATGCTGGAGGCAGCAGTAGCAGCGGCGGTAGCAGCAGCATAAATACTAACATTACATATACTATACCACCATATCAATATAACAGAATCTATGCATATCCTCGGGCATATAAATAATAGCAAGGAATCGCGAGGAATCGCAAGAGCTTTATAGGCGACATCTGTCTTTTGTGCTCGCCTTGAGTTCGGCAGCGGAGGCTATGAAGTTATTGTTGCTGATATCCACATCTTCGGGTATATTTTCTTCTAATAATTTCTTATACATAATATCTTCGAGCTCTTTGTCTAAATAGGTATCGCTAACATCAAATGTATTTTTTCTGCTATTTTTGGTATCATTATCAACCATACCATATTTCATAGGGACGAATTGATTAAAGTTATTATTTTTATTAGTATTGACATCGTACCCTTTGTAAGGGAACAGAACGATATTATCCTCGGATATTACCCCTATTATTTTTATTAATATGATGTTTATTGTGACACCATTTGTAATAGCTATAGCCTTGATATGTTTTCCTTGAAACTTACCGGCTCTATATAAAATCATGTCAATATCAAACATAAAATATTCGGGATATTCGCTGTGTTGCCTATAATTATTCATAATGTCGTGGACAATCTGAATATTATTTTTAATACTTTCGCCAGGCAAATCCATAATACTGTTAGTATTCAATTTATTATAGATAAAATCGTAGATTCCCTGGTAATATTTGAGCAATATCTTAATTTTATTATCATCATCTCTAATCATTTTCGGGTTTTGCCATTTGCTCCACTTATTACCTTCTACTGCTATTATTAACTCCTCGCAAGTATTTTTAAAAACCTCTTTTAATTTTTCGTTATATGTAGCATTATCATATTCATAATAATATACATTAATCGCCTCCTTTTTAACATTAACATCATAGGGAATGCTTGAGTTTATTATATGCCTGTTCCAAGGATATGTCCCGGTATTTTCATACATAATTCTCGTATTTGAAGGCATATATTTGAACTTGTTATTATAATGAATATCAGGATCTTTCATACTAAAATACTCATTTCCTGTATTATTACTGTATCCTATATCATTTAATAGATACCGATGGATAACTAAAAAATATATGATAATTATTATAAAAATAGATATAAAATTATATATGAATATAATATTAGTATCTTTCATATTTTATATGCTTCTATAATCTAATAAGGAAATTATTGTATTTAAATTATTTTTCTTTCTATCCTCTCTATCGTTTTCAAATACATAATCGTTATTTATTACTACATCATTAGCATTAGCATTTTTATCTTGTAATTCTTTAATATTTGCGCAACAACTTAAATCTGTCGTATCTTGGCAATTATAACATAGAGCTCTATTATAATCTTCATCGTTATATTTGGTATAGCCTATCTTTTTGACACCTACCGGAAACTCGCAATTTCCGTTAATACAACCGCCTCTGCTATTTTCATATCTTGTATTTTTCTTATAATAAGGGCATTCTTCGTTTGTCGCACATTTTTTATCCCAGATACTGTAATAATCTTTAGGATTCCCCTCCTTAGTATAATAAGAATCACATTCAAACTTATTGACTATTTTGTTATTTCCATAACATCCGTAATTACCGCTGCTACCGCTGCTTCCGCTGCCGCCGTCGCCTTCATAGGATTCGTCTATGGCTTCCAAATAATCTTTAGGCATTTCTAATCTCGTTATGAAGTTTTCTATGTTATTTACTATATCATAGTTCATAATAGGCAGGAGCATTTTATCATTGCTTAAATATAAATCATAAGAGGTATTTTCGGTATCTTTATTAAAATAAAATCGGACGCTTTCGTAGTTCGCTTTAATTACTGGATAAAATACTTTTATCCTGGATATATCCATATCCTTGAGACCGCTTATAAAATATTTGGAATATTTCAATTTTTCCATATATTCGCTACCAATAACAACATATGTAAATAAATAATCAAACTGTTTATTTGTGCTATTTAAATCTTCTAATTTAATTTTACGCAATCGTATACTTTTTATATCTTGTCTATATGCTTTAATAAGCGCTTGAATAAATAGATAATCGCTCATATAAACATATGCGACTACCTTATTCGTAAAGTCCCAAATACATTGCTCTATACCAAATCTGGTAGGGCTCATACATATAAATATACCGTCCTTAAATACCTCAGTATTACTTAATTTGTTATTCAAGATATACTTATTTATATAGGGATCTATTAGCAATTTATAATCATCTGTACTTACTCCCAATATATCTCTCGTAATCTTATTATTCCTTTTCATATAATCTATAGATTTTACCATGACATCACTTGATATAGCAAATGTAGCATTTTTTTCTTTGCTTGCTGCGCTTGTCCCGCTTGCCGTGCTTGTCCCGCTTGTCTTCATGTCTGCTCGGTCGGCTCCGCTTGAATTTGAGATTATATCGCGGTCGTTGAGGTTATCTATGTTATCGCTAATATATACTGTTTTGTATACTGTGAACTTCTCTTTGCAACTTTTAATATATGATATGTATATTAAATAAATGGTTATTAGTGATAATAATATCAGAATGGTTATTAATAAATATTTCATTTTTTTCTTTCCTTATTAAAATAGTAGATAAAGAATGTTTTCTAGAAAATTAATAACGCTATCTATATATTTGCTAATTGTAATATTAATATTTACTACGCAACCAAGCTTAATGTTTAATTCTAACGGCGAAATGAAATCCTTCGGTTATTACAATAATGATAAAACTACTATAATGCCGGTGATTTTATTCTTGCCTATTTTAGCTTTGATATTATTTATCGCTGTATTAATAATTGAATGTATTTATACATAATACATAATACTTAATACTTAATACTTAATACTTAAAATATATAATAATTATATGAATAATGCGAAGGATATTAAGAAGAATAATAAAATTAGGAAGAAAGATGCGAATAATACTCAGAACAATCTTGTAATTCATGAGTTAAATTGTGAAGGGCCGGGCGATGACCGGAACAGAGGCGATGAAATTATGAAGGGATTGTGTGGTAATAAGGAGATATATAGTAGCATAATATCGTGGCTGCGCGATTTTAATTATAAAAAGAAGATTTCTACGGACAGCTGTATTATAGTTACGGGTAAAACTTGTGTAGGTAAAACATATTCTATAAATAAAATATGCGACTATTTAAATTATGAGATTATAAATATTAACAATAATAATTGCTTTAATTCGGAGCAATTGAATGATGTCATTTTTAAAAGCGCGACATCCTCGCTATTACAGGTATTAACTGGGAACATAAGAAACAAGGTAATTGTAATTGATAATTTTGATTGTATCTATATATCGGATAAAACTATTAATACTACGCTTCTAAAAATATTAACTGATGGTAAAATTAAAAATATCCCTATAATATGTATATCTAATAACGAGATTATTAAAAAGATAGGAGATATTAAGAAAAACTGTAAGATATATGACATTGTCGTTCCCACGAAAGAAGATGTAATAGGTATGATACACGATGACGGTCATACTGATCTGCATTCTAAGAAACAGTTAGAGCATTTATATAAGATTTCTAATGGGAATATGGAGAAGATATTCTGCGATGTTAAAAAAGATAGCAATGAGATATTATACGAAGAGCACATAGAGAATGATTGTGATATTAATATATTATACTTGAATATATTTGACAGGAATCAGGTTATCCGCATAATTAATAAGGATCCGTGGATGATACCCCTCAAATTTCACGAAAATATTATAATAGAATTGGAAAATCGCAAAATATCGCTAAAAAATAAAATAGAGTATTACAATAACTTTATAGAGGTTATGTGTCTATATGATTATTATATGTTTAAAAACAATAACGAGGCATGTATTACCATATTTGCATCAAATGTTTATTATTTATCATTATTAAAATACAAAAAGGGCGCTGTATCAAACATAGGTAAATTCACTAAAATGCTAAGCTATTTATCTTTGCAAAAGAAGAATATTAAGCAAACCTATAAATGCAATAATTTTCCTTTATATCAAGTTTCAAACTATCATATTAATTTATGCAATAGAAAATTTATTTCCTTTAAATAGATAATCAAATAAATATGAGCGGGGTAGTTGCTGAAGCTAACAAGGGTGTTCTTGATAATGTCAAAGATAGCTTATCTGATTTTGTAAGCAGTTCTAAGGAAGGTATAATGAATAACGGAGTAGTAAATAAAGGGTCTGAGGCTATATCTGCGAGTACTCAAATAGTATCTACGGCTGTAAGTAATATATCAGTGGAAAATACCAAGGATGCTATAATGAACGCTATGTCCGACAGCTCAAGTTCACTATATTTAATAGTCGTCCTTCTTGTTATCGCAGCATTCGTATGCTATATCTTGTATTATATTATAACAGACACAGTTATAAATCAGCAAAAAATACTAATACCGGGAACTGAAATGCCGATAATATGCACTGAACACAGAGTATACCCATTCACGCAAAAATTAGAAAGCGGAAACGGGAACAAAAGAACATATTGTTTCTGGATATATATCTTTGATATCGGTGCTGCAGGCGGTACATATAGACATGTCGCTCATATAGCGAAGAAAAATGCGGGAAGCGATTATGAAGTCAAAGATTCAACGATATATATTAGATTAAAAGATGATAAAAATAAGCTACAAGTAAGATTTCCGATGAATAAAGATGATAGAACTGATCTAAAGTTTGATTCGAGCGAATCAAATTTCATGATTGATAATAGAACCGGTGCAGTAACAGGTATAGAGATAGAATATATACCTTTACAAAGATGGGTACATGTCGGTATTGTAATAAATGATATCGGTGGCGGCACTATCAATGTATTTATAGATGGCAACTATTCAAAAACTGAAAATAACCAAACCGTACAAGATAAAAACAATGTTAATAACGGACGCGATTATTACAAGCCTTCGAATTATCTAAATATCAGTAAATTAAACTTAAATAATGAGGGCGAGCTACATATTGGAGGCGATAAGGTTGGTAGCACAACTTATGGATTTTCGGGTTTAATAAGCAAGTTCAGCATATTCAATTATGATATGAATAGAAACGACATATATAAAGAGTATAGCGCCGGACCGATGAAAGGGGTCTTAGCTTCTATGGGATTATCGGCATACGGAATAAGAAACCCCATATATAAAATTAAAGGTTCCGATGCTTTAGAACAATAATCAAAATAATCGGATAAACGGATAAACGCAATTAACCGATAAAATTATTATTTTTATTTCCATATTTTAAATAGATAGAGATAAACAAATTATGGAGTATAACCCTGTAACCCAAGTTATTATAGCATTAATAATATTATTGTTAATGGGATATGTCGCCTATAATATATACCTTATTGAATTACATCATATGTTTAAAGGTAATAATGATATTAGAAAGGAGACTGAGATATTTAACGGCATCATAGATTTTAATGATATAAGAGAATTGAAATATAATACGAAGAACAGAGCGCACGAAAAATACAGAGATATATCGCCTTCTATAAATCAGCAAGGTGGTGCTGAATATACTTATAACTTTTGGTTATATGTAGATCAGGGAAGAATAACGCAGTTGAAAAACGATAGTAATAAAGATATATTATTGTTTCTAAAAGGCGAAAAGCAGTTTTATTACAATAATGATTTTAATTATAATTGTATGTATAAAAGTACGGATAATACATCAATAAAACACCCTGTATTACTTACAAAAAATCCGCTCGTAAGATTAAGTGCCGATGGTAAAAATTTGGCTGTAGATTACAACAATATATTATCGCCTGATTCATATCAAAATAATTCCAAATATAATCGCTGTGATAGCATAGACAACAATAAGCCTTGGTGGGATAGAAATAAAAATATGATAGGCGTCTATGATATAGAGTTCAGTAATAAATGGTTTATGGTTACAATTGTAATGAAGGAAATTGCGGACAATAATAATATTTTAACTAAAAATCGCGCTATATGCCGAATATATATTAATGGTTTGCTCATATTTGAAAATAAATTAGAGACCATATATGGTAGCAACCAAGATATATATTCGGCTACATTTAAAAATAACAATTCGCCCCTTTATATCAACCCGGTTTTTGATATGAATTACAGTGCAAAAAGTCCTGGTCGTAAAACATCAGGAGAAGCAAGTAATATAATAGAAAAGAACCTGCCCTATTTAGATATGAATTTTATTAAATATGATGAGAAATATAATATTGATAATCCCACTGATATTTCGGGAATTGTTAAGATGGGCGACTTAAAATATTATAATTATGCCCTTGAAGCCGATGCTATCAATCAGCTTTTTAGAACCGGTCTCAAGAATGTCAAGTTGGATGTTAATAAAGAAGCGAAATACACGAACCTCAATATGTTATCATCTTACGAATTAGAGAAAAATGAAATCAAGGAATTATAAACTATCGGTAAATATATATGAATATATATGAATATATATGAATATATATGATTATATAAAAAATATATATAAATATTAAACCAATGCCTCCTAAAATATCATTAGCAGAACTATATACATTGAAGGACAAGAAGGAGCTTTCAAAATATGTCACATTTGATAGTATAATTAATATATGTCATAAGAAGATTAAGAATACGGCGACTATTGGCGGAATGAATATATTTTATGAGATACCGTATTATATATACGGCAAACCGCTATATAAAATAGAAGACTGTGTAAAATACATAGTAGAATCTTTGAGAAATAATGGCTTCTTCGTTCAAATACTTCCCGAACCAAATGTTAATATGATATATGTTTCGTGGAATCCGGGCGAAATTAATAAGAAAAAGCTATTAACTTAATATTTTTTATTATATAATATTAAATGAATATTGTATTATATTTATCTATACTTATCCCTGTAATCTTATTGATATCTATTAACTTTTATATGAAATACAATAATATTTTATTAGAAGAGGACTATTCTTCTGATATTCCCAGAGAGTCGAGAGAATACTTCATATTAGGTATATGGACGATATTGATAGGCTTCTTGGGATATTCTTATTATTTAATGCGGAATAATATATCTTCTGTTGCTATTATAATAATCATAATATATACATTGACATATCCTTTCATAACTCTCGGAAAGAATCGTAACCAAATTGAATTCCTAAATATAATTTACATTCTAATAACCTACATAATATTCTTACTTGTTCTTAGCGAAAACTCCAATGCTGCACTATATATATTACCATTATTGCTATGGATAGTCTATATATTTATAGCTTCCAACATCTTAGAATAATTTGGTATATCTGAAGATTATTATTAATTAAATTAAAAGATTTGTGATAATATCCTAACTTATTATATACTAATAAATTAGTGGTAATACTATATAATCCAAATGTCATCAATATTTGGAAGTGCAAATTATGGTTCCGATTGTATAAGTAAGTCTTATAATTTTTCTAAAGTAAATTTTGCTGTATGTTTAAGAGATTTAATTGATAATGTAAAAATTGGTGATACAACACAAGATTTTATAGATAAGATGTTTGATGATTTTGCAGCTACTGATAATGAATTCTTAACATTAATTAGTCAATTTTATTCATTTATAAAGGGTAAATCTATACAGAAAATATTTGCAGAACACAGTAACATTTCAGGCATAGGTGATAATGCTTTTTTAATTAAATTACAAAGAGCTTTTGAAGAAGATAGGAATCATGATTTACAAGGACAACGCTGTGATGTAACACAAAAACCTATGGATGTATATAAATTACTAAAGGAAGTAGAGCTTATTTCGGCTACGAAAAAATTGCCTAATGACAAATTTGAATCAAAATATTACGCTCGCGATACAGCAAATGATGAGATAAATGAAAAAATGAAGGGTAAAAAACCTTTAAATTTTATTGCACAGTTAGCAGATACTGCGAAAACAAGTCATTATACTAACGATGACCATTATCTCATTGGACAAAGGGATAAAACCGAAAATAGTAGAGTAGAATTATTTGTTTTTAATCTTGGTTATTTATTTTATACAAGTTTTCAAAGTGAATTAATATATACTTTAAATCCTCAATATGCCACACCGACAACGAGTAGTGGTCTACCGAGCGGCGAACTGTCTCGTTGTATATATTTTAAATATGTATTATTAGAACCTAAACAATCAAAATTTTTGTATAGTTTAAATAAAGAAACACAGATTACAACTACCATTATACAAAGACTACCGCCGCCACCGCTACCGCCGCCACCCCCACCGCTACCGCAACAGTTTCAGGAAAAAATTTCTTTTGATTGTATTTTAGAAAATAATAAAATATTTGAAGTTAGAACAGTTTGTGAGTTTATAAATAATAGAAAGCGCAGTCATCCATTTAAACAAGAATTTATAGAAGGATTAAAAAAGTTAAACTATAATGACGCACAAGCTAATAAAATATTTTTACTATTTATTGTATTAAATAAAGGTTCTGGCGATTTTAATCAAATAGTAGAAAATCTTGTGTTTAATACTATTGATACTATTAAGTTAAAAGATACAGAAAGCTTAGCTAACTTTATTAAAAGTAGTAGTTGTATATTAACAACAAATGACAGATATTTATTTATTATAGCATTATTACTTAAATGCCCTATTTTGATTGATACACTTATTTATAAACATGCTTTTATGGACGCTTGGAATAGATTTGCAGAAGTGTCCTTGTTTAATGTTCATGCATCGTTATCTCGCCCACGGATAGATACCCCCCGGATTGTTGTCAGTACTTCATCTGATATGACCCCCGATATGACCTCTGGTAAGTCATCTGGTAAGTCATCTGGTAAGTCATCTGGTAAGTCATCTGGTAAGTCATCTGGTAAGTCATCTGGTAAGTCATCTGGTACGTCCCTTAGTATGACCTCTGATAAGACCCCTCCTGATGTGCCTCCTGATGTGCCTTCTGATATGAACATGACAGGGGGGGGTGGTTATGAAGTTGCGATATATCCATTTAGAAAAATGAAAACAAACACGCGTATGATATACGCGCAAGATATTTGCGAAGAGATGTTATTTTTAACTCTAAATTTTGAACTTCTTTCCATTATAGCTGATGGTGACCGCGACATTTTAAAATATATATTTGGTGACCTTGATGTTCCAGATCATAATCAGGTGCCTGCGTCGCCGGCGGAGTCGCAGGTGGAGTCGCAGGCGCCTTTTGATAGTTATATGGATGGGAATCCTGCATCTTTGTCGGATAAAGTATCAAAATTTAAAGCTGATATTAAAACATCTGTAGATAGTATTTTAAGTGATCATAATAATAAATTGCTTGATGATGATAAGAAAGAACGAAATTTTAAAAGATGTTTTGAGGCTTATTTAGAAATTACAAAATTGCATTGTAATGGTGCTAGTCAAACAAGAACAGCTACTGCAGAAATGCGTAAAAATTTTACTTATGAAAAATATAAAGATTTTATAAGTAAATTACCTATAAATTCGTATAAAAGTTTAGAGAAGGAATATCAAGAAGGTAATATGTCTTATTCATGGCTTTTAACATATTTTAATCAATTTAGATCAAAATGTGATATTTATTCAAAAAGACTTGCACTTGAATGTATATATATTTCAGAGATTTATAATCAAACATCAGATGCGACGAATTACGAACTTAAAATTAGGCGTTTTTTTAATCCATATATTTCATTAGAAAGTGCTGATTCTATAACATTTTTAGAACGCAATGAAATGAATATAGAAAAAGCAGAACAAGCAGAAGCAGAAGAAAAAGCAGAAGAAAAAGCAGCAGAAAAAGCAGCAGCAGCAAAAACAGCAGCAGCAAAAACAGCAGCAGCAAAAACAGAAGCAGCAGAAAAAGCAAGAACAATAGCAGCAGTAGCAAAAACAAGAACAATAGCAGCAGCGGCAAGAACAGCAGCGGCAAAAATAGCTGTAAAAGATAACACAGAACACCTTCCTTATAATTTAGGTGTTATTGATAAATTTTATAATACAAAAACATCTAAAAAATTTCCAAAATTTAAGAGTGGTCTGGAACAAGATGCTATGCAAGAAAACTATAAAATATTAACAGGTAAGCATTATACATACTTAGTATATATATTGTCTGAAACATATATTAGACTGTATTTAATTTACATATTATATCCACAGTATATATATTATATTATTGATTACATAAGAAAAAGAGAAAAACCTATATTAGAATTACCAGAAGGTTTTCGCAAAATAAATCAGACCAGATATGCTGAATGTAGTCTTTCTATTAGTTTAGATGATATTACTCATATGGATACCGGAGCCCAGGGTGCTTCAAGTAAGAAAGCTCAGTTCCAAACCGTGTCGACGAGTTTTGGTTTAGAGGATTTAGGTGATAGTACTGATATGGATATTGGAGACTCTTTTACTTCAAGTAGGAAACCTCGAGTTCGGGCTCAAGCTCAGGCTCAAGCTCAGATCCAAACCGTGCCGCCGATTTTTGATTTAGCTAATACTTTAGTTTATACTAATACCGAAACAGAAACAAAACAACAAGCATTAAAATTATCGTACCCTTTTAAATGTTCCGGAAATATATCATTAAAAGATTATTTAAAACCGAACAATTATCAATCTAAACTATTATTGACATCATTAATGTCTTTATTAACTGGTATTGCTTATTTACAAAACGAAAGAAGAAAGTATCTAAAACTGGAAGATTATATAAAATTATTGAACGGGGATGTAAGCTTAGCTAAGTTTGATACTACTGAGCATAAAAATTATGAAGAATCTAAAAATATTTTTAATGAGGAGGAAAGAAAAAAAAAAGCAAGTTTTAATACTCCAAAGCAGGATGAATTAGTAGCAGCTATTAATCGCGAAACAGAAACTTTTCTTGCCTATTATAATAAACAAACAGATACTAATAAGTCGCATCTGCTTATTGAATATAATGTTTTAATTGATGGATTTTGCCAAATGGCGTTATTTGATAACGTACGGTTCGTTGTTACAAGTGAAAATATACACAGGTGTATAAGAACTAATAATGGTGTTCTTTGTATACTAATGCTACCATTAGCTGAAGTAAAAGATACACTAAATTACGCAAAATTTCAACATATAGTAGAAAATCCGAATAAGTATCGTTTTAATACTGCAGATGCTAAAGATGTTTACAATATGCTTGCCAAGGAAGTTTTTTTTAGAAGATTTGCTATTAACTTACAATTTGTAAGAGTCCGTATTGAAAAACAAATCAAAAATTCTGATATACATAAACTATTTACTAAATCCAATGTAATTTGCTCTAAGTATGAATGTATATATGATTTATTAAATTTATTTAAAATAGATTTTACAACAATAGTTGATAATTTTATTAGGTCTATATTTTTATTTATATATAGACATAAATGTTGTGGAGATAAGAAAAAACAAAGAAAATTGATATTAATACTGTTCAAAAAATATCTTGAACTTTTTAATTTGTCTCATATATTAGTAGAAAATATAATACCGGAATTAACAAATATTCAGAAAGAATTGAAAGATGTTTTATTGCAAATGTACGATGTAGAAGAAGGTGCGGTTGATGTAGTTAAAGAAGTAACAACAATAAATACAGAAATTACTACACGTTTTGCAAAAGAAAAAGCAGAATTTATAGCTATTTTTGAAAAAAAATATAAAAAAGGTTTAGATTGCAATTTGAAAGATTTAAGAAAATATTTATATCCATTGTATAAACTTTTAGACGATTGTGAATCCTTTGTTAAAAAAGGTTCAGAACTTATTCAATTAAACAATAAATTCAAAGTGCTCTTTGACGGCTTTGATGTATTGAAGAATAAAATTGATGTTATAATTTATGTATTAAGTAATTTGACTAATAATCTTCTCTCTATGGAAGATCGCCAAGCTATTATTGATTTAATACTAGGTAATTTTAAAGAAATATTATCAGATTTTGAACTACACGTACCATTAAATACATTAGAACATTCGGATACTTGTTCTGGACAGCGGTCGCCCGATATGGATGTTGATGGTTTGGGGGAGGGAACAGGAGGACCGGCAAAAAGGGGAGGACACGCAAAAAGGAGAGGACACACAAAAAGGAGAGGACCGGCAAAAAGGAGAGGACCGGCAATAAAAAGGGGGGGAGGAAGTAGTATAGATGATCTAATTGATGGAATAACAGAAGCTAATGAAAAAGATGATGATGAAAGAGATGAGGATGAAAGATATACATCATTACAATCAGCGAGACCTACTAGTAATATTGCATGCCTTGTTCAAGATACAATAAAATTACAAAAAAAAATAAAAAAGATATTGATTATGATATATGATGATGATGATATTATTATGCAAATTATTAATAATCTTGCTGGTCCCGATAATCCTGCTGGTCCTGATAAGCCTTATATAATACCTAAAACAGAGGATATTGTAAGAATAATTACAGATACGCTGTTTGATATGAAGCCAGATATTATTATTAAGGACGGAATAATTGAAGAAAAAAGTAAAGAGATAAGTAAAATAAAATCTGAAGTAAAGACTCGTATGTTATGGAAACGAGCTATCGGATACAGCAAATTACAAGTATTAGAAAATAAATTAAAAGAATCAAAAGAATTATATGAAGAAGAATCAAGTCGATTAGAAATAGATAGTGACAATATATATAATTATAATTTTTATGACATAGATGATTTTAAAAGTATAGTAAGTACTCTAGATAATTATAAATTAGATGAATTTATAGAAATGTGTTTGATAGATAAAGTTATTAAAGAAGAAATTATAAAATATATTAATCATGAACCTCCTGAGCAAAAAGATATAATTGGTAGTGTAGCAAATAAAATATATACTGTGTTAAAAAAACTGGAAGTAGAAGAACTAAATAAATATGACGAAAGCATCTCTGAAGCCGGAGACGCTGACATCGGAGACGCTGGAGACGGGGACGCTGATGCTGAAGACGGAGACGGGGACGCTGATGCTGACTTCAGTTCAGGGGATGGCTCGATGATTGCATCATTTGAGCGAACCTCTTCGCGCTCTTTGGGCTCTATTGACTCTTCTGGCTCTTTGGGCTCTATGGATACAGAGTTGAAAGACCCCCCTTCTCATACACAATCTCCTACACAATCTCCTACACAATCTCCTACACAACCGTTTTCTGTATCATCTAAAAGACCTCCTGATGACAGATATGATTATAGAAATAAAAAAAGGAGAGATAATAAGCAGGGTGGTCCGGGTGGTGGAGGAAAGTTATTAAACAAAATGGGTCTTATAAATAAAGCGTCAAGTATATTGGCTAAACCAAAGCCAAAGACAAAGACAACAAAAGAGTCTCTTGAAAAACTAACACAAAAAGATAATGAGATATTGGCTAAACCAAAGCCTAAGCCAAAGACAAAGACAAAGATAACAAAAGCGTCTCTTGAAAAACAAACACAAAAAGATAACGAGATATTGGCTAGAACAAAGCCGAAGTCAAAGATAACAAAAGCGTCTCTTGAAAAACAAACACAAAAAGATAATAAGATATTGGCTAAGCCAAAGCCGAAGACAAAGATAACTAAGGGTTCTCTTGAAAAACAAACACAAAAAGATAATGAGATATTGGCCAAACCAAAGCCTAAGCCGAAGATAACAAAAGCGTCTCTTGAAAAACAAACACAAAAAGATAATAAGATATTGGCTAAGCCAAAGCCGAAGACAAAGATAACTAAGGGTTCTCTTGAAAAACAAACACAAAAAGATAATGAGATATTGGCCAAACCAAAGCCTAAGCCGAAGGCAAAGATAACTAAGGGTTCTCTTGAAAAACAAACACAAAAAGATAATGAGATATTGGCTAAACCAACGCAGAATCCAAAGCCTAAGACAAAGATAACAAAATAATTATAGAGGCACAGTAAATTGATATAAATATATATTGCTATAATATATAATAAGGTATGCAGATATTTGTGAAAACTCTGACGGGTAAAACGATTACTTTGGAAGTTGAATCTTCTGATACAATTGATATGATTAAGAGTAAAATTCAAGATAAAGAAGGTATTCCTCCTGATCAACAGCGTTTAATCTTCGCAGGAAAACAATTAGAAGACGGGAGAACACTTGCTGATTATAATATTCAGAAAGAGTCAACATTGCATTTGGTTTTGCGTCTTCGTGGTGGCAAAAAATGTTCCGATTTACTATAAAATAAATAAAAATTGATAGCAATATATAGTAATAAATATATACACAATACCTAAAGAAGCAAAATGAATGCTTATTTCTCCATCGACAGCCAGGAAACCGACGCCATCAACCTTGAAAAGTATGATGTAGAGGTCAGAGGCAAAAACGACAACAAGATGAAGAATTGGAAGAACTCGGGTAAGTATAATCTCTTTCGCGATGAGATTGAAGCTCTCAAGAATGACAAGAATCTTGTTAGTCGCAAGAGGGATTCGCGCTATGCTTTCAAGAATCGCCGTACTGTCAATGCGGACTGGAAGAAATTCAATAATGAACAAATGTAAAGATTAGCATCTAACTCTAACTCTTAAAGGCTCTGTTAGCTCCGCGAGCTCTGTAAAAGGATAGTAAAGGAAATGACATATAGAGATATGTGTTATTTTTCTTTTTTGTTATATTATATCATCAAATAATATATTATATTATAATAGAATAAATGAGTAAAAGCAAAGGCAAAAGATTTGTATTGCCTAAACCTAGTAATAGCGAAGACCTAAATACTGATTTTTCTTCGCGATTAGAATATTATGACGATGAAAAAAGAGGTATATTAAACATAGTAAGAATAAAGCCCAGACCTACTCGCAAATCTGCTTCTAAATCAGCTACTAAATCCGCTTCTAAATCAGCTACTAAATCCGCTTCTAAATCCGTACCTAAAACTCCTAAACCCACTACAAAAACTTCAAAATCAGCGACTAAAACTCCTAAATCCAGAAGAGTTATGTCGAGAACTTAATATTTTTTTTTAGCTTTTATTACATTATTATGTATAATGAATAGCATACGAATATTTAATGTTATGATAAAATAGAATGGCGTCTGTTTCAAAAAAGGGGCAAGAAATTAACAATTTATTAGATACTTTATATCAAATAAATAATGGGGAAAAAATTATTTCTTGGTTAGATATGCTAAAAACTTACAACAGTACTGATGGAAAGATTCCCGGACTGTTGAATAGCTCAAAAATACAGATTAATACAGCAAACAAAGACGGTGTCTATAATTTAATTTTACTATGGATTAAAAAAAATATGGATAAGTTCACCAACTACGATTTTACAGGCATTCCTAATAAGGACTTTTTATTTGTAGATAAGCCTACAACCGCGCCGAGAGCTTCGCGAGCTACTAAACAGACAAAATTAAAAACAATTGAGGATATTGAAAGATGGCGCAGTAATCCGGAGATACATCCTTTTAATGGGACGCCTATGCCTCCAAATAGCAGTGAATATCTAAAAATATATCAAGAAGCTTATAAAATATTAAAAAAGAACAAAATAAATATCGCAGATTTCCCAGATAAATTGCCGAAAAATCATCTCTTATTCGGTGATATGGATTTGCTTTATTATATGTATATTAGCAAAAAGACTAAAGTTTTTATAAAAATTTACGAAAAAAATAAAAGGGAGCTTTACGCTGGCGAGTTATTCGCAGAACATATCGCGTCTATTATAGACAAACCGACTATATTAGAACAAGAATTGGCGTTGATAAAAAGTTGTTTTAGAGGGGACTATATGAAAAATGCTTTTGAGAAATATAATAAAATGTTAGCTACAGCTTTTTTTACTAAGTATTATGTCGGTGTTTTATCGTATCCAAATAGCATGCAAAATTTAGAAGAATCTTCTATGCATAATGCTTCAGATAAAGAGACCTACTGGTTTATACAATTATTGAAAAATAACAGGTTAAATAATGGCGAGGTAATTATTGAATATTTACAGAAAGAATATAGGTCTTCGATTAATAATTGGATGGAAGATGCCTTGAATATTTATAACAGTTATAAGCGAGTTTATAAAGATATTGATGATTGCTTTAATCCCACAACAGGTATAATAGAAAACTCAGAGAATAAACAATATCTGCCTATAAATGATCCGTTAGATGCTTATTTTGAAGAGTTTGAAAAGAAGCTCGAAAAAATTAGGAGTCCAAAATATTCTAAATTGATTGATTTGACAACTTTTAAACCGAAGGAAAACGCCTTCTTTTTAAACAATGCGCAATATGCCGACTTTAAAAAGGTTAAAGATGCATATGATATAGATAGAAAAATATTTGAGGTTAAACAAGAGCTATATGAAAAGACTGGGAAAAATGGGAGCAGTCCGAAGCCACCCGCGAAGCCCGTTGTAGTATTGCCCAACGGTAAAAATCATACAATCGGCAGAGAATTGGATCCCCTACATATTAAAGACGAAGTTATAAAAAGCTTTAAGCGCGATTATAAAAAGGCCTTGCCGACAATTCAAGAATATAACGCGATTAAAAATATGTCCTATCTTGAATTAAAAAAGCGTGTAACTGCTAACTCGCCTTCAAGTTCCGTAAAACAGCTCATAAGAGATAACGAATTGCTCGCTATGACTAAGGAACAGATTACCAACGATGTTTTATATGACTATTCGGGTCTCGCCGATAAATGCAGCGAGAGCATAGATATATTGACAAATGAAGAATTGGATGACGAGAATTACCCGCTTTCTAAACTACAGCTTATGGTGCGAATGAAAGTATATACGCCAGATAGACAGAGATACAGAACGGAATGTATATATGCTCCTAAACTCTATAATTATCTAATAAAATGTATAAACGCCAAAGAGCCTTTTATAAATCCTGTGACAAAAGCTAAATATACTCAGGAAAACATAGAAGAGCTTATGAAAGTGATGAGAATAATAGACCCTTCTTTTGAGGTTCCAGTATTTGTAAAACATATGAATGATACTAAATTAAAAGTGGAATACAAAGAATTAACTAAGACATATCAAAATCTCGATGCCTCATTTGGCGCGACAAATACAATCAGGTATTATAAGATGTACCTATCTCGCGTCATAGGTGGCGTAGAGTATAGTGTATATAATATATGTACTTTCCCTGCGGATATAGAAGCCGAAGGAGAGTTCGCAACGGGATCGGCGGATTTAAATTCATATACTATGATTGTTAATATGTACAAGCTATTTAATGAAGGCCGATTGCTATATAATTATTTACCTCCGTATCGCTTATCATTAACAGGGCGCCCCGGAGAATATAGATATATTAAACCAGCAATTCACTTTAATAGATACAAGCTTTCAAAAGATTGGTTAAATGATGGGGCGACTACGACAAAAACCGACTTTATCAATATGTTCAAGCATTACGCTCAAGAAGTCAATAACTATATATACTAAATCCCTTGGCGAGCTATAAATTATTTTTTTTAGATAAGCATATTATATTCTAATATATCTGTATATTAGAATACAATTATAATATATCTTATATATGACTTCATTAAGCGAAGAAAAAATTAATAAATCTTTAGAAGAAATATACTTACAAGATAATAATAAAATTATTAAATGGTTGGATGAAATAAAAAAGCCAGAAAATCAGAAGGATGGAAAAATACCTGGGTTATTTATGAAATCTCTTACCAAAATCAAAACAGACGGAGAAGTATATAATTTAATATTACAATGGATTAAAGATAATCGCGATAAGTTTGCGGATTATGATTTTACAGGCGTTCCAGACAGTACCTTTGTATCTCTGGATAACTCTAATGTTATTCGTAAATATCAATTAAGAAGTTGGATACCTATAGATATTTTGAAAAAATATAATATATCAAAAAATCCTAATGCTGTTGATTATTTAAAATATTACCGCGACCTGATAAAATGGAATTATTTATCAGCAAATCCAAATGCAATTGAATTATTAAGAGAAAAAGCCGAAGAAGAAAATAAAATGGAACGATTTGATTTATCTCGGATGGCTGATTATAAAAAATTGGATTGGAAAAACTTATCAGCAAATCCAGGTACTGTTGAATTATTAAAGCAATATCGTCGTAATATAAAATGGGATAGATTATCCGAGAATACTAATCTTGAAGCGATTGAATTATTAAAAGAGAAGATTGAAAAAGAAAGTAAAATGAAAGAAAGTCAATTAGAAAAATTAAAAGATGAAGATAAAATAGACTGGAATCAATTATGTTTAAACGCTGGTGCGATTGAAATAATAAAAGCCAATCCTAAAAAAATAAATTGGCAATATTTATCAAAAAATCCAAATCCAGAAGCGATTGAATTATTAAAAAATAAAGTTGAAGAAGAAAATAAAATGACTGGTCGCAAACTGATTAATGTATTTAAAGAGAGATATATAGATTGGGATGTATTATCTTTAAATCCTGCTGCTATTGAAATCTTAGAAGAAAATCCTAAAAATATACTATGGAAACATTTATCAGAAAATAAAAATGCAGTAGAATTATTGAAAAAATATCCTGACAATATTGATTGGAATGGTTTATCTTTAAACCCAAATCCTGCTGCTATTGAATTATTGGAAAAAAACCTTACCAAAATAAATTGGATCGAGTTATCAGCAAATCCTGGTGCTATTGAATTATTGGAAAAATATTCTGACTCTGACAATATAGTTTGGAAATTTTTAATAGAAGAAAACCCTAATATATTTGAACTTGTTGAAGTAAAAAGTAAAACTTTTGAAACTGTTGAAGATATTAAAAGATGGTGCAAAGACCCTGAAATACATCCTCTTAATGGTAAAGAGATGCCTGCGATGAGTAGGGCATATTATGATATATATGTAAGAGCCTATAAAATTATGAAAAAAAACGGCACCTCTTCGCAAAAAGATATAACAGGACTTTTTCCTAAAAATCATTTATTGTTTGGAGACATAGATTTAATTTATTATACCTGCATAGAAAAGAATGACCCCTCGACTTACTTTAATATATGTAAGTATAATAACTCATCCGGATCTATATTGTACGAATTACTTACAGAAAAAATGGAGTTTTTTGATAATGAAGAGACTGTTCTAGATACGGAGATAGAAATATTAAGGAACCGTTTTAGTGATAGATATGGCAAACATGCACAATCAAATATGGAAACAATATATGAATTAATTGATGCTTATAAGAATGATATGGTTAACTCTTTTCTTGATACAAATTATATATCTACATACGATTATCCTGATAGAATTAATCAGATAAAGCTTATCAATTTAAAAGCCTATTGGTTTATAAACTTTTTGGAATACAATAAAATGGCTACGGGAGAAACTGTCCTGGAGTATTTAATGGAAAATAATGATGAATTTGATTCAGATAATGAATGGACGACGCCGTTAGATATATATAATAATTACAAGGCGATTATTGATGATATAGATGATTGCTTTAATCCCGATTCAGGCATTATAGAAAACTTTGGATATAAAAAACTTACACCTATGGATGACCCGCTTGACAAATATTTTGAAGTTTATGAAAAGCAATTGGCCGAAATAAGAAAACCCATATATTCGCAATTAATTGATTTGACTACCTTTAAACCTAAGGAAAATGTAAAGTATTTAAATAATGCGCAATTTGCTGAATTTAAAAAAGAGAGAGATAAATACGATAGGGCGTGGAAAAGATATAGCGATAGACAAACCTTGTATGAAACTACGAGACAAGGGAGTTCTCCCAAGCCTCCTGAAAAACCTACAATAACTCTTCCGTGGGGCACAGAGCATACTATAGCGAAGCAGATAGACCCCATACATATAAAAGACGATGTCGTCGCTAAGTTTCGCGAGGAATATGCTAAGGCTCAGCCTATCATAGATGAATATAATAGGGTTAAGAATATGTCTTATAAAGCATTGAAGAAACATATCGGAGAGTCTTCATCGAGCTCTGAAAAGCGATTGAAGGAAGGGAATGAATTGCTTTCTATGACGAGAGAAGATATCACAAATAATGTTCTTTATGATAACACGGGACGCGCAGCGCATGCAGAGCTCGCCGATAAATGCAGCGAGAGCATAGATATATTAACGAATGAAGAATTGGACGATGAGAATTACCCGCTTTCTAAACTACAGCTTATGGCGAGAATGAAAGTATATACTCGGAATAAGAAGAATTACAGAACGGAATGTATATATGCGCCTAAACTCTATAATTACCTAATACAATGTATAAATTCGAACGAGCCTTTTATAAATCCTGTGACAAAGGCGAAATATACGCAAGAAAATATAGAAGAGCTTATGAAAGTGATGAGAATAATAAACCCGAAGATAGAAGTCCCTGTATTTATGAAACACTCAAATGATACAAAATTGGAATTAAAATATAATACTGTTGCTGTAAATATTAGTGATTATGGTACTAACCCATCTTACGGAAGTACAAGAATATTAAACTTTAATCGCATATATCTATCTCGTACTATAGCGGGGTCAAATTATATTGTATATGAAATATGTCATATGCCTGCTGATATTGAAGTTTCGGGCACTTTTTCTACAGGTTCAACTGATTTAACATCAAATACTATGATAGTTAATATATACAAGCTATTTAACGAAGGGCGTTTATTACACAATTATTTACCACCATATAACATAAGAAGACCTGGAACAACTAATCAATATACATACATAAAACCTCAAATACACTTTAACAGAATTCTAAGTTTAAATAATTGGCTCTATGTTTCTGATCTCGATAAAACTTTAATTACAAAAGAAGGGTTAATAAACAGATTTAAACATTACGCCCAAGAAGTCAATAATTACACCTTTTAATCTCTTTTTTCTCATATATTTTTTAATATTGTAATAATATAGAATGTCGTCTGTTTCAAAGAAGGAAAAGGATTTATATAAATCTTTGGATAAATTATATAATAAAGATAAGGCAGGTATATATTATTGGTTAGATGAATTAAAGGTATATAAATCTGAAGACGGCAAGATTCCGGGGTTATTAAATAATTCTAAAATACAGATTATTACAGCAACAGAAGACGGTACTTATAATTTGATTTTACAATGGATTAAAAATAATCCCGATAAGTTTGCCGATTATGATTTTACTGGCGTTCCCGATAGTGCCTTTATAACATCAGACGAGTTACTAGATGGTCTGGAGGCAGGCGCGGCCGGGGCTGCATCAGGGCCTGCGAGAAGTTCAAAAGTAGCTTTGAGATTTAAAACGGTTGAAGATGTTGAAAGATGGTTTAAAGACCCTGAAATACACCCTATCAAAGGAACACCGATGCCTGCGATGAGCAATGAATATTACAATATATATGAAAAGGCTTATAAAATTATGAAAAATAGCGGTATTATTGCTACTTTGGATAATGATTATACAGTAATGCGAAGTCTCTTTCCTAAAAATCATTTATTATTTGGAGACATCGATTTAGTTTATTATACATGTGTTAAAAATTATTACCCGCACCTTTACAAGAGAATATATCAGGGTAAAGAAAATATTTTGGCAATATGCGAATTACTAACGGAAAAACTACAAGATACTGTTGATACAACTACTGTTTTGGAGACAGAAATGGAGTTATTGAGAAACCGTTTTAACAGTACGCCTATTTGGGACAAACATAGCAGGTCAAATATGGTTTTAATTAAAGATTTAATTGATGATTTTAGAAGTGATTTAGCAAACGCTTTTTTTGAGAAAAATTATATGTATAGATATGAATATCCCCAGCGAGTGAAAGCTATACAAGAAGATGTTGATAATATTGAAGGCTATTGGTTTATAAAGTTTTTAGAAACCAATAAAATGGCAAATGGCGAAACGCCCATTAAATATTTTATAAATGTACTTAAAAAACCACATCCTCCAAATTGGATTTCTCAAGCATTAAAATTTTATAATGATTACAAGTTGCTTCTTAAAGATATAGACGACTGCTTTAATCCCGCTTCGGGTATTGTAGAAAATGCTGAAGATAAAAAACTTATACCTATAAATGATCCGCTCGATGAATATTTTGAAGTTTATGAAAAAGATTTGGCCGAAATAAGAAAACCCATATATTCTAAATTAATTGATTTAACAACCTTTAAACCCAAAGAGAATCTTAAATATTTAAATGATGCTGAATACGCCGCATTTAAAATAAAGAAAGATGCGTATGATGAGTTATGGGAAAAATATAAAGATGTTCGAGAATCATATGATATAAATAAGCGCGGCAGTTCTCCTAAGCCTCCTGAAAAACCAACAATAACTCTTCCGTGGGGCGCAGTACATACTATAGGCAGACAGATAGACCCGATGCATATAAAAGACGAAATTGTTGTTAAGTTTCGCGAAGAATATGCTAAGGCTCAGCCTATCATAGATGATTATAATAGAATTAAAAATATGTCTTACAAAGAATTAATGTATCATGTAGGCGATTCTCCTTCCAGTTCTAAGAAGCGATTTATAGATAGTAACGAATTGCTTGCTATGACAAAAGAAGAGATTACTGATAATGTCCTCTATGATTACTCGGATCTCGCGGATAAATGTAGCGAGAGCATAGATATATTGACGAATGAAGAATTGGACGACGAGAATTACCCGCTTTCTAAACTACAGCTTATGGCGCGATTGAAAGTATATACGCCTGACAAAAAGAAATATAGAACGGAATGTATATATGCCCCTAAACTCTATAATTATCTAATAAAATGTATAAACGCCAAAGAGCCTTTTATAAATCCTGTGACAAAAGCTAAATATACGCCGGAAAATATAGAAGAGCTTATGAAAGTGATGAGAATAATAAACCCGAAGATAGAAGTTCCTGTATTTATAAAACATAGAAATGATACAAAATTAAAAGTAAACTATGTGACGCACGAAGTTAATTTGCGCGTTCTTGGAGCGGACGCGTCATTTAATGGAATACCCTCGTTGCGTTTTAATGAAATGTATCTATCTCGTATGATAGCTGGAGTAGAGAGAGTAGTACATGTAATATGCTATATACCTGATGATATTGAAGCAACTGGGACTTTCGCCACAGGTTCTGCGGATTTAAATTCATATACTATGTTAGTTAATATATACAAGCTATTCAATGAAGGGCGTTTATTATACAACTATTTACCTCCTTATAATGTGCCGATAGAAGGAACTACTAATAGATATACATATTTAAAACCACAGATACACTTTAATAGAATTAGAAG